GATTGAATAATCATAGCAATAGATGACTTACCGCTACCATTAGGAGCTGTAAGCTGAGTAATTATTGCTTTTTGTAAATCAATTTCATTATCTTTTCCATATGAAAACATATTAGAAAATTTAAGTGTTTTTAGTAATATTTGAGACATTATACTTTTCCGTTTTTTAGTTGATGCACTTTTTTAAGAGGGAATCGTTCATCAAATTTATCTTTAAATCTAAGCCAAGAAATAAAAGGAGTAAATAGTGTTTTAGAATACGAATTAACTTCTTCAATTATATCAAATAGTTGATATTGATCAACGTATTCCCAGCCTGTTAGTTTTTTACGTCTAGGCAGTTGTGGATATACAGAGTAGATAAATTCATTATCTTTCATGCCTGGTTGATCTGGGTCATAGTTTGCGGCATAGTGACAAAAAATAGGTTCAAGAGATGTAAAAGTAAAGAACTTTTTATTTTTAGCGATTGCTTGTTTAACTAAATTAGGCGAATCCTCATTCCAACCGATTCCAATGTATGGATCAAAGTCAGGATTGTGCCCTGAAAAAACTATGATTTCAGACTCTTTCACATAGTTAAACAAATTAGTTAGTGCTATTTGTGAATAAGATGCCGAAAACTGACCATAGGTGCATGCATCAGGAATGATGTGTTTGACAAATTTATCAAAAGAAAGACCAATCAAATTATAAGGAATTGATCTCTGTTTACAATATTTAATAGCATACATAATGTCATAGTCATTCGCGCCTTTAAACAGTCTCTGTATTAACACTCTAAAAGGAATATTTAGTTGATAAAATGTTTCTGCTACTAGTTCTGAATCTATTCCTCCACTCATAGTAATTACGTATTCACCTTTATGTGTTTGATGAAATTTTGATACTAACTTTTTCATATCAACAAACAAGTTGCTTCCTCTTCTTGAATACTCTGGTACAGAGACTATAGCTCCTCTATGTATTCCAGCAAAATCCCAATCATAATCAGCAGGACGCCAAATAGATTGATTTTTTTCATACAACCAATAAGTACGGTTCAAAGAATAATCAATTGAGTCCCAAAGACTTGTACTCATTTAACACCCTTTCAGTATCAGCTACCTTAATATGGTTAAGATAGATTTCAAGTTCTTCATAGATTGTTTTGTTTTTTAAATCAAGAGTTGCATCTTCTTGAGGCTTTTCTACAACTTTTTTGTCTAGTAGATCAGACCGTTCAATCTTTGACAGTTGATCTATATTACCAGTCACCTCATACATCACATGATGATGAGAATCAGGTCGCATTTTTTCTCCAGCTTGAATTGTGCGACGTACTAGCTTTGGAAGATCTAAATCGTAAAATTCACGTGTGTAGTTATGTGAATCTATCACTTCATAAATATCTACTCCGTATTTACGCTTTTCATCGCGATCAAAAGTTGTATTAACTGGCGATCCTGGATAATAGCAATTAGTGTTTTGATAGCGGTGATTAAAATGTAAATCACCTAACAGTGTCAAACCCCATGGATTAAGCTTATCAAAGTCATACTCTGGAGTGATATGTGGTGGAACTTCTCCGCGAATATGAGTCACAAGAATATCTCCAGATTCATACTCAGGTAGGTTATCAGTTTGCATCTCGCCATATGGAAACAACTGGAATCCTTGTCCTGCTATTTCACAACGACCATTTCTGGTAAATACCTGCACATGAGTATTTTTAATAGCATTCTTTTCAGTTAAATGCTCAAAGAATGTTTCCCCTTTGCGAGTAGCTTCATGATTTCCTGGAATGATGAGAGTGGGAACGGTCACTGAGTTGATATAGCTTAAAAACAGTGAGATTTCATCTGGCTCAGGCTTTTTATCAAAGATGTCACCAGCTATCACATGCACATCTACACGTGCCTCAAGGGCGATCAGCTTGCGAAACATTTCACGAAATCGATTGACCTGCCAATTGTATGGAACCTTCTTTTTGTGTAGATTGATGTGCCAATCAGCTGAACATAAAATTTTAATCATTTACCTTCTTTCTATTATAGTGTACAAGATATTTTATCAGCAACTAGACTATTCCACATAGGACCGTAGTGCTGCATATCACGAGCTAGATCAGGAGATCTAAGTTTATTATTCAAGTCATAGTGATCGTGTCCACCAAACTCTTTCTCTAAATCTATTATATTAAATTGTGATACAGAGTGTTTATAGCTGTTTGAAAAAATTTGTCTATAAGTGTCAAGTAAAAATACAGAGTGTTCTAGATTACCAAAAGTGAGTTGCACTAAGCTTTGTAGCATCTGTTTGTCATGAAAATTTTTATCATAACCACTAATCAACAGCTTGTTTACGAGTCTATCTAAGCGATGAAATTTTGTTTTCTCATATACATTAGTTCTAGTAGGATACGTCCAAACAACAATTACTTTTTTAACCTTAGTATAGCTTAAAAGTAAGAGAGTATTAAGAAATTGGTGCTCACAAGACGAACTAGGAACACCTAAATTAATACAATTTACACCTGTCTTTTTTTGTATTAAACGTGGAATTGTATCTTCTAATCTATTTCCAGACCCAAATATGTGAGAACACCCGACAACTGCATAACTATTAATCCAATCTATTTCATCAAATTCTTTGCATCTGTATCCTTGAGAGTTTAATTCATAAGTTATTTTATTATTAGCATAAAACCAGCTTTGATCTAACTTTTTAAGATTTTCTTTAAATAGGCTTTTAGTGTCAAGACCATGCCACTCAACAGTTACATTTTTAGGGTAGTCTTTCCCTCCTAATATTGGTAAAAGAGTTATTTGTTTATGCACTATAATATCTGTTCAAAATAAAATTTTTGTTATTGCTAATTCTCAAAAAATATGCTAATTTATGTGAGTTAGCTAGTGAACAGCGCATCACCGCAGGTGAAAAGCTGTGGAACAAGGCTTGAAACGTTGTGTTCTAGCGTTAGTCTCGGAGAGACGCAGCCGTGGCAACGGAGTTGCCTAGTAGTCACGTCACTGTTGTGTCTAAATCTCAAGATACTGAAAGTTTTGCGTATACCAAATAGCAAAAGTGTATCTTTCTCCTTTTAAAACTTTTGTCACCCCGTGAACAAACTTATCATTTGATGGAAACACTAAAAGTGTGTTAGCTTTTGGTTTATAACTCCAATCAAGTTTTGGAAAATAAATCTCTCCACCCTCATACAAATCATTAATATAGTAGATAGCTGACCATGTTCTAAATGATGTTGGGTGATCAGTTTGATCTCCGTCTGGCCAAGAGTTGTCTGAATGCACAGTCATCTCTCTTCCAGTTTCCCACCTAGTGAGCTCTGTATTATCTGGAAAGTGAAGCTCACCTGTGTATTCGTGAATTAGTTGTTGTCCTAAAAATCTACAAAGATTCATATAAGATTTAAATGTATATCTTATCTCATTTTGAGAATCTAAAAGTTTAAAGGGAATAGTTCTCCCTTTAAACTCTTCAATAGTTTGGGCTTTCGTAAAATACTGATTATTGAATAGATTTTTGTTTTTATCTAAAAATCTACAAAGATTAGGCCAATGATACTCATCATCAAAAACTTCTCCTCTGATGATGATACTATTTAAACACTTATTTCGTTCCTCTCCAACTATTGGTTTTAGTTGGTATGTTTTAGCTTCTACCAATGATCTTTCCTACATCACCTTCAAATGTGTAGCTTCCTACATGATTAAGTTTTGTATTTGGATCTAACCAAATCTCACCACCCAAGTTTTGCCATCTACGGCAGAAAGTATAGTCCTCTGAAAGATATCGATTATCATTAGGATCTAACCAAGTATCAAACAAAGCATAACAATATTTATTAAATTTTGGATCAATATTGGAATCATTACGATAATGAAGTTCAGGATACTCTTGCATCATTTTCTCTAAAACTTCACGTTTAATCAAAAAGAAACCAGTTGAGGCATCTAATACTTCTACTGCGCCGTTTTCAACTCTAACTTGTTTTTTCTCTATGTCTTTGAACTTAAAGTTAATGGCATACTGAATCGGAAGGGCTTTTTTTGGGTATGCAGCTGCCATAATTGGCTTGTCATAAGCTAAAGCTCTAAGAATTGACTCAGCATCAAATTCAATATCAGAATCAATAAACAACAAATGAGTACAGTCTGATTCCATAAACATAGCTGTGAGAATGTTTCTAGCACGAGTTACTAATGATTCGTTACGTAGTGTTGTAACTCTAAAATTAATTCCATGTCTCATTAGAGTTTGAGACGCTCGAAACATAGATAAAAAGAATTGATCTGTCAACATTCCACCATAGCAAGGGGTCGCAAAAAAGATGTTATGCTTTCTCAATTGTTCAAGATCAATTGTTGCTTGATTACCATCAACGGCTTTGAAAGCACCGAAAGACTTTTCCTTCGGTGCTTCTTTACCGTCAGCAGGTTTCATATCTGCTAAAGATTTTTTCATTAGGCTAAATCATCCACGTCTTCTACAGGCTTGAACTCGTCGGACACATCTCCGGCGAAATATGCAGTGTTTTGTAGTAACCACTCTTTTTGTTCATCATAACTTTGACGCTTATAGATCTTAGAAAGGTCAAAAAGCTCAAGTTCTTTTTCTGCATCTGTAAGAGGTGAATTATTACGAGCTGGAATGATTGAATACTTAACATTTTGTGGTAGTGGCCCTGTTTTTTCTTTTTTGATCGTAATGTCGTATCCATTACTAAGATCAGCAGGATTACCATAATCAGGATTTGTAGCGTAATCTACAATCTGTGAATAGATTGTTGCTCGAAGATCAAACAGTTTAATTTGATTATCTGAACGATCAATTACGTTACAAACGTAAGAAAACTGAGGCTTATCAGAGTAGATAGCTTCATCGATTTCTTTGAAAGGGTCAGGAGCAGAATTATCAAATGATTCTGCCTCACGAGAAAATTGTAGACATTCTACAGGCATCTTCTTGCCTTCTTTTGTTACTACCCAGTAGCAGTAACGAGGCATGACATCTCCAACAAGTCTTACTTTAGTGTCACCGACACCGAGTGTTAACCGTTGAATTTCTCTGCGTTGATTTGATCCAGAGGACTGTTTTCCTTTGGCTTGATCCCATGCGACCATAGTTGTTTCTCCTTTGTTGTTCGTTAGAACTTATGTGTAGGATTTCCTCGACTCCGAGGACTCAGGTAAAAAATATATTTTATCGCCTTTTATTTCTAAATAAGGGCTTTGTAAGTCTTTTCTAATGTAGTTTTTAGCGATATAGTCTTGAGCTTCGCTAATTCTACGCATAGAAAGCATGTGTAAATATTCTAGTTTAGTTTGTGTATTTACTGTATGCGTAAAAAACCAAGGGTTTTTAAAATAACTCATAGGTTCTTCGGTTTTATAGTTGCAAACTAACTTATCTTTTTTCTGCTCCAGTAAGCCAGCTGTAAATAAAAACATTGGAATGTGGTTTATATTTAGTGCTTTCATTAATCCCTTAGTTGTTCTAGCATTATACAATGAAGTTTGTGCAAATGCCAAGATTAGAATGGCAGCTTGATCTTTTCTTGCCTTTGAGGTCAATTCGTACCAATTAAAGTATGTAATATCCACGAGATTTATACCATTCTAACCGTTTAGTTTGTTGTCTC